CTTATTGCACCAAAAATTGATAGAATAGATAATCCAACGACTCCTGCGATTGATGAAGCGGGTTCAGGAAAAACAGCCATACCAACTAAAAATGGCACGAGTCCTCCAAGTGTTCTTCCACCTGCTCCTAAAGCAGCTTCTTTATTAGTTTGATCTGGTTTTCCATCACCATCTCTATCCGATCTCCTTTCAAGAAAATTACCAAATCCAAATCCAATTTCAATTAAAGTTCCTATGACTGGTATATTTCTTAAAAATCCTTTTGCACCTTCTTTTGCAACTGTTTTAGAACCTGCTTTGGCAGCCTCATCAGCTGCCTCTGTAATTATTTTTTTACCAGTGACTGATTGTATAAATTTAGTTATTTTATCAGCAAAAAATCCTGGAGCCAGAGCAAGTGGTCCAAGCACAGCTGCTCCTGCACCCTTTAAAATTTTACCAGGTGCATTCTTAACGAAGTTACCAAATTGTTTACTAACTAATTTGGTAAAATTAGTAAGATTTCTTCTAACAAAATTAAAAGCAGCCTTAAATGGTGCTGCTATTAGACCTGAAAAAGCAAGTTTTAGTCCTAGTCCTGACAGTCTTCCAACAGTGCTGACTATTTTTCCGACACCTATTGTTAAACCTAAACCGATGCCACCTAATATTGCTAAATCAGTAAGGAATTTATTTCTAAATTCTTTTAATGCATCAATATTATCTCCTGAAGATAATCTTAAAAATGTAAGAGTTTTATCTACTAACCATCCTCCAGCGAGAATGAGTAAAAAATCAGTTAATCTAGATAAAATTCCTCTAGCAAAAGTTGACACTCTGCGAACAGGAGTTAGTAATGCATTTTGTATTTTTTTCTCTAATTCAGATTCTTTTCCTTCACGAAGTCCTTGCTCAGCTAATATTGCATCTCTTTTTCTTTTTTCATTTTCACGATTTCTTTCTAATTCATCACTTATTTGTAAATTATCTTTTATAACAGTTAACGATGTATTTAATCCTCTAACTTGATCTGCGATATTAGTTAGTTGACTTGATACTGTGCTTAATGTTAATGAATTTTTATTTAATAAACTAGTTGTTTGGGGATCTGGTTGTGGAGGTGGAACAGGACGACCTCTGAAAACACTAGGATTTATTCGAGGAGCAACAGGACGACCTGTGAAAACACTAGGATTTATTTGAGGAGCAACAGGACGACCTGTGAAGATACTAGGAGAAAAACTTCTTCTAATTCCCCTTATGCCCCCTGCTATTGGCGATGATAAATTTTGTTCCTCATCCATTCTTTTCTTGTTGTGCTTTTAAATTTTCCTCTTCAATATATTGTTGTAAGAGTGAAACATATATTTCTCTCTCCCAAGGAATCATGTTTTCAAGTTCAGTTAAGCTGTATTTATGGTGCTGCATCAGAGCAAAATTTAACTTATAGTATGACACAAGATCTTCATGTGCCATACTTATCCGAAAAAACTCTGCAGCCCCTCTAATTTAATCTCACTTTCAACATTTGTATTTGGATTGGTAACTTTCACAAGGTGTGATAACTTAGGCATTGTTGTAAAGAAATTTTCAACCTTTTTAAATTGACTAGAATTAAGTGATTCAACAAAATCAGATAATTCTTTCTTCGTACAATCCTGATGTGACCATGATTCTTCTTCAGAATATACTTGATCTATACAAGAAGAAATTAAATCAAAAGTATCATCCACATTCATATCATTCATATTATCAAAATTATTCTTGATAAATTCATCTAAAGATGGATACTTCATTCTTAACGTATACGTTTCATCTAATTTTATGTCTATTGAATGATTTTCATCGGTTTGCACTTTTATATCATCAATGTTAATAGACATTGGAACCTGTGTTTTTCCATCATCTGGGCATGTTACCATGACCTCTATGTGTTCACCCACAGATTTACCACGAATATTCAGAAACAAATACTCAATATCAAATGTTGACAATTTTTCAACTTTAGTTCCTTTTGTCATTATACATTTTGACAGAACATCTTTGACTGCTCTGGCAATTTGTTTCACATCCTGTGACTCCATCGCTATAATTAAAATTTTCTCCTCTTTTACTAAAAAGGGTCTGTATTTTATTTTTCGATTAGACGATGGTAAAGTCAACTCATAAGTCGGAGTTGAAATGGTTGGTAAAGGCATAATATTCTAAGCACTTCAGTGTGACTATTTATAGCAGTTTCTCTAAACTCTTTGACCAACTGATATGGTTTGTCCTTGTGAATATGTACTTCCATATGAACCTATTTGTGAAGTTCCTGTTCTAACTTGACCATCAATTTCTCTATAACGTGTTCCATCATTTAACATTTGTAAACTACCATTCATTACTCTAGATAATTCATTTTGACCATTCTCATATGCTTTCTCTCGTGCTGTAGCAGCAGCAGTTGCATTTTTATTTAAATCAATACCTAAAAATCTTGCCAATGATGAGGACTCTCCACAAATGTAACGATCAAAACTAAATGATGCGGTTGCTTTGAGCACAGTGGAATTCTGATATGAAACTCTTGTTGAATTAAGACTTATTGGAAATAAACCTACAAATCTATATTCTATGAACTGAAAATGATTTTTCTCAAATTTTACTATTCTCGTATCATTTGATTTATATTCATCAGGATATTTCATTTTAAAGTAATAAGTATCACTAGATGGATCTGAAACTGAACCACTTGAAATAAACTCCATCCAATTTTCTAAAAATCTGAGAGATTTATATTGATTATCTACATAAAAATCAAAACTTATTTGAGTAAAATTTCTTGTATGAGCAAATCTTTCAATTACACCTTGATAATCTCCTGCAGTGTTTACAGTTGCCATTGCACTTCCAGGCAAAACTGCATCACTGCATAATAAACCTACATCATCCGAAATAAATCTATCATTTATTCCTTTTCTCCTCATATATGATCTGCATGCTCCACTTGGCAAAACAAACTTTACAAGAAACTGTGATGTCTGAGCTACATTCTGTAACTTAGGCATTATGTCTGATATTCCTCTTGGTCTTGGTGCTGGCACTCTAAATACTTCTATAGTATAGTTATTTAGATGGCTTATAGGGGAAAATACTATCCATCATTTCCCAAAAAGTATAAAGGTGATCCTACAAATATAATTTATAGGTCACTATGGGAAAGAAAGTTTATGGTGTATTGCGATAAAAATGAAAAAATTCTTGAATGGGGAAGTGAAGAAATTGCACTTCCTTATATTTCACCACATGATAGTCGAGTTCATCGTTACTTTCCAGATTTTTATATTAAAGTTCAAGAAAATACAGGTAGAATAAAAAGGTACTTGATTGAAGTGAAACCACTCAAACAAACAACAAAACCAAAAAAACCAAAAAGACAAACAAAGGGTTACATTCGTGAAGCATTTGAGTATGCTAGAAATCAAGCAAAATGGAAAGCAGCAAGAGAGTTTTGTGCTGATCGAATGTGGGAATTTAAAGTAATAACAGAAAAAGAGTTAGATATATGAGTCGTTTAGATCCCATAATGAAAAATTTTGTTGGTACAGAAAGTGCTGATGATTTAGCAACTGATATACTAGGTGTATTAACTGAAGGAAGTAATGTTCCTCAAGCAGGTAATTTTTATGTTTTTGTATATCAAGCAAAAACACCAGGCATTGCATATGACTCACACCCTCTTGTTGCAGTGACTGATGTATTTTCTTGGGGATTTCGTGGACTTAACTATCACTGGGGTGAAATGAGACAATATACTTTTCCAGAAGTGGTTGGTGGATTATATCAAGTAGATGAAATGGAGTTGAGAGATTTAAGAACTCTACCTTTTGTCAAAATCCTTCTAAATAGTTAAAAAAAAGATATGTTAGGTAATTTAGGTCCCAATTATGCAGCTGAAGAGTCATATTATGATTCACAAGAGTATAAGGATAAAGTCACGGAAGCTCTCAAAAATGGCACATCTCTCAAAGATACAGTATATAAAAAACCAAGTAGAAAATTTGGGGGAAGTGGTCGAAAATTTCTTAAATATCCGATTGAGAACTCAATGGGTGAGAAAACAGGAGATCGTTTATTAATAAAATGTGTGGAATTTGAACCTCCAACTGGAACTAACGCTGGATTATCAGTAACAACAGAAAATTTGCATAAGTATGATAGTGATGGTAATAAATCTGTTCTTAAGGCTGGTGAAAAAGCAATAAATGAGAAGGGTGAAACTATAATTGGTGGTAAAGATAAAATAAAAATAAGTATGGAGACCAGTGATGCTAATTCAAGACTTAGTAAAGATATGAATAGCAGAACAAAATATATGGTTGAACTTCCAATACCTCAAGATATCACCGATTCAAATTCTGTAACTTGGGGTGAGGATCGTATAAACGTGTTAGAACTTGCTGCACTCAATGTTGCACAAACAGCTATGGCAGGTAATATTGGTGAAGGTATAGTGCAATCAGCAGAGGCAGCAGTTACTGCGTTAAACACTGGTGTTGAAATTCCAGGATTGACATCTGATACTCAAGCTGCAGTAAGAGCAGCATTATCTGGTGCTGCAATAGGAGCTCTTGGTTCTAATGTAAGTGCTCGAAGTGTTATCTCACGTTCTACTGGTCAAATATTAAATAATAATCTTGAATTACTATTTCAAGGTGTTAACTTAAGAAGTTTTCCGTTTAGTATTACTTTTTCACCTCGTGGTCCTGAAGAATCACGAGTCGTGAAAGATATTATAAGAAGTTTTAAAATGTCAATGGCTCCAAAGGCAGGTGAATTTGATGGAAGTTCAGCTCAAGGAATATTTCTAAAATCACCAGATGTTTTTCAATTAAGATATATGAAAGATGATGTCGATCATCCATTCTTGAATGCATTCAAACTATGTGCATTAACAGGTATGACAGTTAATTATACAAACGCAGGAACATACACTACATATGAGGATGGAACACCCGTAAATATACGAATGAATTTAACATTTAAAGAATTAAATCCAATATATCATGAAGATTATTTACAACCAGCAGCAGGATTTGGAGTTGGATACTAATGGGATATTTTAGAGAATTACCAAATATATTATATCAATCACCACTACTTGATAAAAACTCGTCAAGAGATTATATCGTAATTAAAAATATTTTTCGTAGGGCAAAATTACTTGATTATCTGACTGGATCCGCTACTGGACTAAACCAATATACAATTGGTGATGGAGAAAGACCAGATACAATAGCAGAAGGTCTTTATGGAGACGCAAGATTAGATTATGTTATTATAATAATCGCAGGTATAACTAATATCCATCATGAATGGCCACTTCAAGATTATCAAGTATATGATTATGCGTTACAAAAGTATGGATCTGAATCTGAAATGCTGTCCACTCACCATTACGAAACATTTGAAATCAGAGATAATCTAGATCGTCAAATCTTACCACCAAAATTAATTGTGGACGAAGAATTTAAGATCTACGGATCAAAATCAAAATATCCTAGTGACACAAGATATACGTTAAGAGCACAAACAGGTTACAGACAACTAGATGATAAAGATGAATATACTGTTAAAACTGACAACATTGCTTATGCTGTATCAAATCTTGAATATGAAACTGAAGAAAATAATAAAAGAAGAGAAATTGATGTATTAAAAACTGGTTATTTACAAACTTTCTTAAATGATTTTAGAGATGTTGTTAGATATGATAAAAATTCTTCATATATCACCTCGTCATTAGTTTCAACAGAAAATACTGAAACTGTTAATCCATAAAAAAAGGGGGTCGTTGACCCCCCCCCCCTGTGATTATTCTTCTGCAAGTTTTGCAAAATAGGATAATGCATCATCATCTTCTTCTGCAGCAGCAGGAGTTGGTTTTGATACAGCAGCAGTTACTAATTCTTCTGCTTCTCCACGATCTGTGTCCTCTTCCTCAAACTGTGGTGCAGCGGACTTCTTATTTCCAAGAACATAATCAAGACGAGTTTTTAACTCATCATATGTCTTGAACTGATCTGGTGCAACAATCTCAGCGAGTGAGAACTGTTTTTTCCAGAGTGATTCCATTGCATCATCATCACTAAGTAAAGGACTTGGTGCTGCAAATTCAGAACTATCATAGTTTCTGTAACCTGCAACGTTCTTTGCTTTTAACTTGAAGTTTGCACCTTGCCAAAAATCAAATGGATCAATTGCCTCCTCATCCTCAAACTCAGGTTGCATTGCTGCAGTAAGTTTGTCAAAGATTTTCTTTCCATACTTGTATAGAAATACTTTACCTTCG